AGAATCAGGATTTTCTCTTGGAAGATCAACTGAGATTACACGGGATGAATTAAAGTTTACCAAGTTTGTTCAGCGTATACGAAAGAAGTTCACTCCATTATTCACAGATATATTAAAAACGCAACTACTTCTTAAAGGAATTATTGCAGTAGAAGATTGGCCAAAAATTCAAGAACATATCACATATGACTTCTTGGAAGATGGCCATTTTGCTGCATTGAAAGAGTCTGAACTTTTGGAAGATCGAATTAACCAGCTGGGAAGTATTGAACCATATATTGGCACGTTTTTCAGTAAAGAGTTTGTGATGAAGAAAGTGCTACATTTGACTGACACAGAAATTCAAACCTTGCGTGATCAAATCAAGAAAGAGATTGATACTGATCCCTTGGATGGTGGAATTGTTCTACCACCAGGCGGTGATGGTATTCAAAGAATTCCAACTGGCCCAGATGGAATGCCTATAGACCCAAAAATGCCTGCTGATGATAGAGCAAAAGTTTCTTTGGGACTTGACCCAGCATCGCCATCAAGGACACCGACAGTTAAACAACCGCCTCCAGAAGGTGCGGCATCATCAGCTGCTGATACACCAATTCCTTCTGGCGGAAAAAAGGAAGAAAAAAATGAGTAAAGAATTTGTAAAATCAGTTATATCAAATAATAATATTGAAGCGGAAAAGGCCTTTAATGATTCTATTTCTACAAAGGTTGGCCGGGCCTTAGAGACAAAGCGCAGGGAAATTTCTCAAAGCATTGTTTCAAAAAATATGATAGAAACTGACTAAAAATGAAAAGAATTGAAGAAATATATGAATCTACGGTAGTAGAGAAAGATGAACATCGTAAATCTAAGGAATATAAGAAATTATCTCCTAAGATGAAGGATGCTATTGACTTTATTTTTAAAAAAATGGATGATAAACCTTCAGATTTCCTAAATACTTTTGAGAAAACAATTAAAGATATATCAAAAAAATTCAAGGTTTCTGAAAAAGAAGTAATGAATTATTTTGAAAAAGAGATGTTGTCAATTTAGGAGTTAATAATGGCCATCACAACACAGACATTAATGGATTCGGATTTTGAGGTTGTAACTAAACACACCATTACAGGGACAAACGGAACCGCATTAAAGGTTCTTGATGTTTCTGCACTTGATGGTGCAGCTACTGATCCTAGAGTTTCTATTGTATCAATTTGGTGGACAGTTAGTTCTGTTACAGAAGTTGAGTGGGATGCAACCACAAATGTTACTGCACTAACAATAAACACGAATGGTAGTTATAATGCTGGTGGACAGGCTCTACCCTCTCTCGCAAATAACGCTGGTAGTGGTATTACTGGTGACATTTACATCGAAAATGACAGCGCATGTGTAGGTACTGTTATTATGAAATGCAGAAAAGTATCTGGCTGGGATAATATAACTTAAAGGATATGACATGAATACGGTAAAATTATTTTCAGAAGCTGTAGAAGATGTGGAATATATCACTGAAGCCAAAAAAGATGGCGGCAAGAGTTATAAAATCAAAGGCGTTTTTCTACAGGCAGACATTAAAAACCGCAACGGCCGGGTATATCCTATGGATATTCTTGCAAAAGAGGTTAATAAGTATAATAGAAACTTCATAAGAGAGAATAGAGCTTATGGAGAATTAGGTCATCCAGATGGCCCTACGGTAAATTTGGAAAGAGTTTCACATATCACCACAAGTCTTGTTCCCGATGGTAAGAATTTTATTGGCGAAGCAAAAATCATGGATACGCCGATGGGTAAGATTGTTAAAAGTTTAATGGATGAGGGCTGTAAGTTGGGAGTTTCTTCAAGAGGAATGGGTAGTTTACAACAGAGAAATGGCGCAAATTATGTGAAGGATGATTTTTATCTCGCAACTGCAGCTGACATTGTTGCTGATCCATCTGCTCCAAATGCCTTTGTAGAAGGTGTAATGGAAGGAAAAGAGTGGGTTTGGAATAATGGTGCTCTTGTAGAATCTCATGTTGCGGAACTAAGAAAGAAATTTGATGTAAAACAACATCTAAGGCAATCAAATGTAGAGGCTTTAGAGTTTGCAAAGTTTCTTAAAAATCTATAATTTATAAATATTATAACAAGAAAAGGAGTAATCCCTATGTCCGAATTAGATCAAACAATTGAAGAGCTCGAAGCAGAGGTTCTTGCGGAACTTGAAGAAGCATCCGAAAAACCATTAGGTAAAGCAAAAGACCTTGGCTTGGGTTCAAACAATGCTGATGAGGGTATCAGTAAGTCCAAAGACCCTGCTGCAAATGTCGCTGGCTCTGATAAAAGAGAAACCGTTCCTGGCGAGCGTAAAGATTTAGGCGGCGCAAAGCCTGAAGCAAAGATTGAAAAGGGTGCGGATGAGGATCGCTCTGAAAAAGAAATAGGAAAGAAAGCAACTTCAGCATCAAAGAAAGTTTCTGATGCAGTCAGTAAAACAGGTAAGGAGGAACCTAAAGTGAAACAAGGAAGTTCAGGAGAGGCTACTCCCGGTGAGAAAGTGAAACTTGCTGCTGGAGATGATCTAGAGCTAGACGGTGATGAGCTTGTCGAAGATAAGAAACTAACTAAAGCACAGCATCTTGAAAATATTGCAAGGATGAAGAAAATTGATATTGAGGAAATGATAGCTAATCATGCTTCAAAACTTGCAGAAGCAGAGAATGCTGAGAGTGAGGAAGCATTGAAGGAACTTGAAGACGCCAAAGCAGACATTGAAGAGAAGATTAAGAGTATCTCTGTTAAAGAAGATGTTGAAGCTCTGGTAGAAGGTGAAGAACTTTCTGAGGAATTCAAGGAAAAGGCTGCTCATATTTTTGAAGCCGCAGTTAAGTCAAAGATTCGCTCTGAAGTAGCGAGAATTGTAGATGAAACTCAGTCTGAAAAGGATCAAGAGATTGAAACCTTTGTAGGGGAAATGACTGAAAAGGTTGACAATTACCTCAATTATGTTGTAGATGAATGGACTAAAGAAAACGAGTTAGCAATTGAACGCGGATTAAAGGGTGAGATTGCTGAAGACTTTATTTCTGGTATGAAGCAGTTGTTTGAAGATCATTATATTGATGTTCCAGATGAAAGATATGACGTTCTGGAAGCACAATCTGAGAAGATTTCCGAGTTAGAGGGAAAACTAAACGAAGCAATTCAAAAGAATGTTGAATTCAGAACTTCCAATAGTGAACTTGTTCGTGAACAGGTTATTTTAGAAGTTGCTGATGATTTAGCTGATACTGAATCTGAAAAGTTTAAGTCTCTAACTCAGGATGTTGAGTTTGTTGATGAAGTTTCCTTCCGTGAGAAGCTTGATACCTTGAAGGAAAATTATTTTCCTAGAGTAAATAAATCAAGTGACGTTACTATAGATTATGAAGATGGTGGCACCGCACAGGACATTGATACGACAGATGCAATGAATTCGTATATGTCTGCTATCAGTCGTAACAAGGCGCGGGCCGAATAATATTATACAACAGATGTAACTAATAATAAAGGAGAAACAAATGTTTCAAACAGAACATCTACAAGAAAAGTGGAAGCCAGTCCTAGAGCATCCTGATCTACCTCGAATTACGGATACTTATAAGCGGGCAGTTACCACTCTAATTCTCGAAAACCAAGAAGCAGCTCTAAGAGAAGATAAATCATTCTTGACAGAAGCTGCTCCAGTTAACGCATCGTCCGGTGGCCAGATGGATACTTGGGACCCAATCCTAATTTCCCTCGTTCGGCGTGCAATGCCTAACCTTATTGCATACGACGTATGTGGTGTGCAGCCAATGACAGGTCCAACTGGTCTTATCTTCGCATTGCGCTCTTCATTCACCTCTCAAGATGGTGCTGAGGCTCTCGTTGATGAGTCAATGCCTGATATTTCTAATCAGAACGCTGCCGGTACTACCGGAACTTCTGGCCAAGCTGGTTCGCTCAGGTCTGGTGATGTTGGTGCAACCGAGACTAACCCTGCTGTTCTTAATGACAGTCCTTCTGCTGGAACTTATGTTTCTGCATCAGGTATGACTTCAGCTAATGCTGAAGCCTTGGGCGATAGTGGAACAAATGCTTTCGCTCAGATGGCATTCTCAATTGAGAAGACTACTGTTACCGCCGTAAGTCGTGCCCTAAAGGCCGAGTATACGATGGAACTTGCACAGGACTTGAAAGCAATTCACGGTTTGGATGCAGAGACAGAACTTGCTAATATTCTTAGTTCTGAAATTCTTGCTGAAATTAATCGGGAAGTTGTTCGTTCTCTGTATGTTACTGCTGTCAAGGGTGCTCAGGTCAATACGACTACTGCTGGTATCTTCGATCTTGATACCGACTCAAATGGTCGTTGGAGTGTTGAGAAGTTCAAGGGTCTAATGTTCGCTATTGAGCGTGATGCCAATGCGATTGGTCAACAGACTCGTAGAGGTAAGGGTAACATGCTGATTGTATCGGCTGATGTTGCTTCTGCTCTTAGTATGGCTGGTGTGCTTGATTACACTCCTGCTCTTAATAACAATCTTAATGTTGATGACACCTCCACTACTTTTGCTGGTGTTATGAATGGCCGGTTCAAGGTTTATGTTGATCCGTATTCTGCAAATGTTGCTGCAAGTCAGTATTATGTTTGTGGTTATAAGGGTACTTCACCTTACGATGCTGGTTTCTTCTACTGCCCATACGTTCCTCTTCAGATGGTTCGTGCGGTTGGTGAGAACAGCTTCCAGCCCAAGATTGGTTTCAAGACTCGTTACGGTATGGCTGCTAACCCATTTGCTGCATCTGGTGCAGTTGCTGCGGCCGACTCTGTTAATACTGACGCATCTCTTGATGCAAATACCAATGCTTGGTATCGCCGCGTAAAAGTGACCAATCTCATGTGAGAAACCTTATGTAGTTTAACTACAATAAGAAACTTGACTAAAAACTTAGAGGGTGCTGGAAACAGCGCCCTCTTTTTTTTATTCATCAATTACATAATAATATATAATGAGAATGTTATTATTCATATCATATAAATAAGAGTATGGTAACATCAACATCTCCATTAGCAAGACAGCCAGATAAACTGGATTACGCCTCGCCCACACAATTTCGTTTTGGCATACATCAGTTACCGAAAGTGGAATTCTTTGCGACAGCTGTGAATATTCCAGGCATATCTTTGGGCACAGCAACATTAAATACACCCTATAAGGATATTCCTTTGCCTGGAGAAAAGTTGGAATATGATAACTTATCAATTGAATTTTTGGTGGATGAATATCTTGAAAACTATATAAGTTTGCATAACTGGATGACAGGTCTTGGCTTTCCTCAAGATCGAGAGGAGTTCAAAACCTATAGAGATGTCACTTCTAACACCCCAGCGACCCCAGCTGGCCCGGTTCAAATTGATATTGGTAAAGTAGGGACAGCCACACCAGATAGAGCCATGTTCTCAGATGCTTTTATTATGATTCTGTCTAATAAGAATAATCCTATTTTGGAAATTAACTTTGAAGATATTTTTCCTGTTTCCCTAGGAAATTTAGATTTTAGTCAAGCCGCTACGGATGTAGAATATATCACAGTAACAGCAGAGTTCGCATACAAAATATACACAATGACAGCATTATAACTTAATAACAATGGAAGATTATGAATTTAGACCAATTGAAAAATGAAGCAAGACAAGACTTACCTATAATAGATCAAGAACACCTAGACCAAGAAGGATTTAAAAATCAAGTAATCGCGCCTAAATGGCTAGATTATAGGACTAGGTTTAAGAGCTTACTGATAAAAAATAAAGGTGAGTATCAGAGATTATATAGACAAAAATGGGAATATTATGGCGGTAAGTCTGACGCAAAGGTGTATGTCGCAAAACCCTTTGATCTAAAAGTTCTCAAAACCGATCTTCATATGTATATTACTTCTGATGAAGAAATCATAGCATTAGCAGATAAGATTAGTTACTTGGAAACCATCCTTGAGTTTATTGATGGCATCCTGAAATCTATTGACAGGCGAGGTTGGGATATTAAGAATGGTTTGGACTTCCAGAAATTCCAGGCTGGAATGATATAATAATGGACACTGAAGATTATATTGGTTATTATAAAGATGTTGTTCCTCATTCTTTATGTTGGAATATAACAAACTATCGTTTTAATTTTCAACCATCAACATATTCAAGTCATAAAGGAAAAACTAAAATTTCCAGTGAGCGAGTGCGTATGGATGAAGTGTGGATTAAAAATGATAATGTTTGGTATAATGATATCAAAGCTATTTTTGAACATGCAATCAAAAAATATTCAGA